ATGCCAACCTTCAGCACTATCAGGTGTATTCAGATCTTAGGCAGGTGATCCAAGGTACTACCCATAAGGCCACCTTCCTATTCGCTGATGGTGAAGCCCCGAAAGAAGTTATCTATGGTTTAGGCGCTATTAACCATGTGAATGATTCACAAGCAAGGGCTGAAGTATTAAGCGATAACTCTGGATTAACTGAATACCTGAACGTATTGGATAAACTTGAAACACAGATGGCTGCGTTAGGTGCGAGATCATTACAAGCCAAACGTAAGCAAGTTCAGTCTGGTGAGTCAGCCCGTATAGAACAATCAGGTGATTCAGCAACACTAACAACCATTGCAAGTAGTGTTGAAAGCGGTATTGAACAGGCGCTAGAGATCGCAGCTAGATTTGTTGGTGCTACCGCTGAGGAAGTAATTGTCGAAGTGAATAAGGACTTTGTTGATACTGAAATAAATCCTCAAATGATCAGCGCAATGCTTCAGGCGTTGAATACTGGACGTATCAGCGAGAATACTTGGTTATCATTCCTTCAGCGTGGTGAGTTGTTACCCATCACCGTTGAGGAAGAACTAGAGTTTATATCCGATGGAAATTGATCTATCTGATGTTACCGCAATGCGGGCGCACTGGCTTGAGATGTACAAGAATGGGCGCGTTAAGGACTTACTCAAGCGAATAGACGAGATCGAAGCGGCTATCCTTGACTTATTCCCGTTGCGCGGTATTCAGACGGTTAAACAGGCTAGGGATATTGAGAATAAAGCCGCCAAAGTGATGATTGAGCAACTAGATGACCTATTGGAAGAATTGGGTGATGAGTTGGAACAATTAGCCATTGAGGATGCCACGTTTGAGGCCAATACGATAGCTGCCATTATAGGGGCTGCCGTTGCGATCCCTTCAGCGGTTACTATCATGCGTAACCTTAAACAGCGGCCTTTCGTGGGACTTGTCTATCAAGATGCCTTAAATGAGTTCAATGAGCAGTCACAACTGTTGATTAAGAATCAAATTAGGGCTGCTTTCTATGAGGGCAAGTCAATAGATCAGATTGTCAATTCATTGGCAGGCTCTAAGGGAATGGGCTTTCGTGATGGCGTGTTTGGAAGCATTAGGCGCAAGTTGGAGACGTTGGTAAGGACTTCGGTTGCTGCCACTTCAGCTATGGCGCGTGAATCCGTATACATGGCTAACAAGGATAAGATAATCGGTGTTAGATGGTTAGCTGTGTTGGATGGGCGTACCAGTGCTACTTGTCGATTCTTGGACGGTGAGATATTCCCCGTTGGACAAGGGCAAAGACCGCCCGCTCACCCTAATTGCCGATCTACCACTATTCCAGTGATTGATAAGCGTTATGCCAAGTATTTAGACGGTACGCCAACAAGACCATCTGAATCTGGTGAGGTTTCTGGCAAACTAACCTATGGCGAATGGCTAAAGAGACAACCTGCTTCATTCCAGGATGAAGTATTGGGCAAGAAGAAAGGAAAGCTATTCCGTAGTGGTGGGTTAACTGTGGATAAGTTTGTTAATAACGGCAGGGAATTGAACCTTGCTGAACTGAAAGCCAAATTCCCAGATGCGTGGAAGGCGGCAAAAATAGAGGCTAAACAATGAGCGAAGAAACCAAATCTCAGGCGGTGTCTGAGGAAGTCAGCGGTGCTGATCCAGTGGTTGATACAAAAGCTGAAATCAGTGAGTTCCGAAACAAGAATATCGAATTGATGAAGGAGATGGATGCTTTACGGAATCAGTTCAAAGGCATTGACGTTGAAAAGTATCGTGAGTTACAAGAGTTAGACCGCCAAAAACGTGATAAAGAATTGATCGACTCCAAGCAGTTTGACGTGCTGATCGAAGAACGTACCAAGCACCTAACGAGTGATTACGATGGGCGCTTGAATAAGTTAGCCGCTGATCTCGAAGCTGCTAATGCCCATGCGCTTAATGTACAGAAGAAATACGATATTGAGACAGCCACTTCCCACGCTCTGGCAGAGTTTAAGATCAATCCTGACTTTAGTGATGCTGTAATGGCAATGGTTAAGTCTAAATTTGATATTGACAATGGCAAAGTAGTGGCAATGAAGGACGGTGTTGTTGAATCTGGCGCTGATGGTGGCAATCTCACCATTAAGGGCTTTATTCAGACGCTACCTGACTCATATAAGCTACAATCGCAAGGTTCTACTGCGCGTGGTGGTGATAAAATGAACATCGCTACACAGTCAGCACTGACAGGCCGTGACAAGATAGCGGCAGGTCTTGCAGCTAGAGCAAAAATGTGATAGTATTGGCTCAATAGTGGGCGGTGTCCACTTCTCGTTACGGGGTAACGGGGGATATTAACTTTAGATCGTATCCTGTTGCCCCATCTTTACGGCTTCAGGTTTTAATATAAAATCAGGAGGCCACTCATGGCTAGTCAAACCCTTGCAGAAGCTGCCAAACTCATCAATGATCAAATCATTGCGGGTGTGGCTGAAGATATTATCACTACCAACCCAGTTTGGAATGCCATGCCTTGGATTCCTTATGAAGGTCAGGCATTAGTTGTTAACCGTGAAAACGCATTGGGCGACTCTCAGCATCTAGCTGTTGGTGGCACAATTACGTCTAAAGCGGCTGCTACTTTCACCCAAGCAACATTTACCGCTGTAACCACCGTTGGTGACGCTGAATTGAACGGCCTTGTTGCTGCTCAGTCACGCTCCGCTGGCGTTGATCAGATGGCTATTGAAGTTTCATCTAAAGCCAAGTCTATTGGTCGTAAGCTGCAAACTGGTATCGCATCTGGTACTGGTGCAAGCCCTAACATGAACAGCTTGCACACCCTTTGTGACGCTTCTCAGTACACCACTGCTTCTGCTGGTCAGGCTCTTTCATTAGAGTTGATGGACGAGTTGCTTGACTTAGTTAAATCTAAGGATGGTGAAGTAGACTTCGTTATGATGCCTTCTCGTACACTGCGCTCTTATAAGGCGTTGGTTCGTGCATTGGGCGGTGTTGATGAGACTATGGCGTTCACTATGCCTAATGGTACTACTCGCAACGTATCTGTTTATGAAGGTGTTCCTATCTTCCAGAACGATTACTTGTCAGTAGTTGAAACCGCTAACGGTGCTGCGCTTACTACTGGTGCTTTGGCATCTGTGTATGCTGGTTGCTGGGATGACGGTTCTCAGAAGTCAGGCGTTGGCATGATCTATCCTGCTGGCGTACAAGCTGGTATCTCTGTGACTGACGTTGGTGAAGCTGAAGCTAAAGACGAGCGTATCATTCGCGTTAAGTCTTACAGCAACTTTGCAATGTTCAACCGCAAAGGCTTGGCACGTTTGACTTCAATCAACAACTAAGCAAAAAGGGGGGCTACATGCCCCCTTATCCCCTTTTAGCATGGAGTTTCCAATGGCTAAGTCAGAATCCAAACCAGTAGTTAAAAAGCCTGAATCAGTCAAAGCGGTTGCTCTGTGCGATTGCATGGCAGATGAGGGTGAGTTCCAACAATGTTGGGGCGTTGCATTCCAGAGCATCAATGGTGAATTGGTAGCAGAATTAAAGGCTGCTGATTATGAATTAATGAAGTCAGCAGGGCGGGTAAAATAATGGGCGCTATCACAAGAGACTTCGCGCAGTTAGCGGATAATGGCTCAAGCAACCAACAGAACGTTCCTCTTAGCGGAGACTATCTGTTTTTCGCAACTGGCACATTCGGTGGCGGCACAGTAACACTAGAGGCATCGCCTGATTCTGGTACAACGTGGTACGAGATCGCAACAGCGACAGTTAAGAGCCGAACCAAGGTATTTCTTGGAACTGGTGAGATTGTCAGAGTTACGCTATCAGGCGCTACAGCACCAGCACTTGACTCAGGGTTACGCTAATGTTGCAGAACGGTCAGCCAGTATCAAAAGTTAATGGGCTGTCCGTTGCTCTGACGGATTACGCAGGGTTAGGCTCGCACAATACTATCTTTGGTGAGCAGACCATTGGTGAGCGTACCGACTACATCACGATTCAGTTTCAGTACGGTATCAGCACCCGTGACACACTTTCTACCGTAAGCGGAACAGGCTCAACTACTTCTGCTAATTCATTGGCAGGTGTCCACACAGGCGCAGCGATAGGCTCTAGCGAAGTACGATCTAAGGACGTTATCCGCTATCGTGCAGGGCATGA